GGATAGATGTTTAAGTTCCAGTTAAGGGTGGTTTTCACCTACTGCCTCCCTGTAGGCGTTAATGAATTCCGCCGCGACCTGGGGAACGATTGCATTGCCGTAACCACGCAATCGCACCACGCGGGCGGGAACCCCATAAGCCAGCGGGAATGTGCCGGGTTCAGCCGGTCTGGCTTTCCCGTCGGTGCAGGGGAGCCAGTCGGCGTCGGCCCAGAATCCACCAGGATCACTTTGATTGCCAGTTCGCTCCCCGCTTTCTCCCGCTGTGCCCATCGCTCCTTCGCTTCTCGTGTCCGTCGATCCAAGTTGTCGTCCGCTGCCTGCGGCGTCGGCCAGCTCGCCTTCATCGCCTCGTCCATCATCGTTCGCCCACCCTTGCCGTTCGGCCTCGTGTTCCCATCGCTGCAATCGGGCGTCGGCCACGAAGTACAACCGCTGCCGGATGTGCGGTGCCCCGACGCCCGCAGCGCACAGATCGGCACCCCCGCAGGCATATCCACTTCCTTCCAGGTCAGCGCGAACAGCGGCGAACCATTCCCGCCCATCCTTTGATGCAACCTGCTCTCCAAAGACGACTGGAGGGCGAAGCTCGGCGATGAGGCGGTAAAAAGCAGGCCACAGGTGTCGTTGATCGGCATGGCCTTTTCGCTGTCCTGCGACCGAAAGCGGCTGACAGGGACAGGAGCCGGTCCAGACGGGCTCATCGTCGGGCCATCCGGCAAGGCGGAGGGCGTAACTCCAGCCTCCGATCCCGGCGAAGAAATGGCATTGGGTGAAGCCTCGAAGGTCGGCTGGCTGGACATCGACGATGCTGCGTTCATCGACTTCCCCATGTGCGATATGCCCTCCCTTGATGAGTTCACGCAGCCAGGCGGCGGCTTTGGAATCATGCTCGTTGTAGTAAGCAGCCAAAAGCTAACTCCGCTTCGTAATCGCGTTGACGGCGTTTGGATCGCGCTTAAACCCAGCCGGTGGGAACTTCTGGAAGTCCTCCTCGGCTTCCTTGAGCATGTAGTCGGGGTCCGGGAAGTCGGCGGCTTGCAGCACCATCTTGCGGGAGGCCGCACCGATGGCGTTCAGGCGCATCATCATTTCAGCGCGGCGGGCGCGGGTGCCGGGGGCGCTGGAACCGGGGGCCACGGTAAAGCGGAGGTGCTTGAAGAATTCCCGGCGCTGTTCCGGCGTCACCATCGACTTATCGTCGTTGATGAAGAGTTCGCTGCGGGCCAGCGCGTATTCCACCGCTTCTCCAGACGGCCCCATGATGGAAAAGACGCGGTCGGCGGTCACGAACTGGAGGATACGGGCGACCAACTTCTGTCCGACCCGCGAGAGTAAATCCTCCAAGCGGGAGGCCCGCGCACGGGTCATTAAGTTGGCGCCTTCCTGGAGTCCTTCAATCGCCAGCCCCGATTGCAGCGACCCGGCGGTTTCGCCGAGGGTGACATCGGTGACGCCCGTGATCATCTGGGCGAAGGTGAACAGGAACTTCGCCATCTGCATCCGGTCGGCCCCGAATGGAGCCGGGGTCTGCAGACTCAGCGCCTTGTTCGGCCCCCCCTGCTTTTTCAGCACCAGCGAGTTGCGGATTTTCTGGAGTTGCGCCCACTGGCGGTTGGTGAGGACATCGTGATCGCCGATGATGCTGACGAAGTTGGTGATGATTTGGTTCTCGACGGTGCCATCGACCAACTGGTTGAAGGACGTTTGAATCCGGCGGAGCAGGGAGATCGCGCTGTGGCCCCACAAATGGTCGGGATCGACGGTCCAGTCGTACCAATCCACCGGCCATTGCGCGTCCCAGTACGGGTAGGCGCCGTCCCACAAGACGACATCACGGGTGAAATGGATGTTGCGCCCATACGGGAAGATCGGTTTCCCGCTGGAGTTCACCTGGCGGTCCCGAAGGCAGCCTTCCCACACCGTCGCACGGGGGATGACCGTGGATACGCCTTGGGACGCTTTCGAGTCCCGTGATTTTTCCAGGAGTGTGGTGACCGGGGATTCCACGGTGCGGAGTGAGGAGCGGCCCGGCAAGACGGCTTTATCGGGCGTGACCAGCGCCCCGCGCCCAGGGAACCGGCACCGCAGGAGCGAAAGCGGGACGACGCGCTTAATAAAGATCGCCTCCGCATGATCGAGCAGCCCGGCCTCTAAAACAGCGGGGTCCGCCAGCAACTGGTCGGGGCGCAGCATTTCCACGTAGATGTCGTCGGTGGAGGGATCGTAGCCGGTGTAGAGACCGGCGCTCCGCTTGATGGCGGCGTTGTGGCACATCTTGAAGACCTGGCGCTGGAGGTCGGTTTCCTGCCAGACCGCGATCACGCCTTTCTCCAGGGCGCGGGCGACATTGGCTAACCCCCGCTTACGATGCTCGACGCGGAGGATCGGGCGGTTGTCGGTGAGTTGCGCCACCAGCCGGTCGATAAACGCCTGCGTGAAGTTGCACTCAAAGAGGCGGTCTTTGGGGCCAACCTCCCCTCGGTAGAGCCGGAGGTCGTCCTCGTCGGTGAACCCGTCGTTCCGCGCAAGCGCGTCTGTTTTCGCGGCTTCGTACTCGCTGATGAGCGCATGGAGGTCGTCCAAGAGCCTCCGTTCGTCGGCGCCGACCTTGTTGGCGGTGTTGATGGGGGGTGCGAATTCGCCGTCAGCCACGATTTACCTCGCGGGGGCCGTTAAAGGGGCGCCAAAACTGGTTGGCGGGACTGGAGTACCTTTGGGGGTCGTGCGTATTTCACGGGCCCGACGAAGCTCGGCTAACGAGGCTCTCCGGCCGCAGGATTCTACTTGGTCGTCCTCCGGCGGGGGGCAGAAGCGGGCGTCAAGGCGGTCTGCTGGGGGCACGAAACCCCGCCCGCAGTACGCACACGTTGTTTTTGCCTGTGGGGTGGTGGAAGAAAGGGACAGCAGCACCGTGGGAGGCGTGTTCAGCTGGTTGGCGGTGATGCTGGCGACCAAGCCCTGGTCCCGGACCAGCTCCATCGGGCCGACCACAAAGTCGAGCAAGGGGCGGTTTTGCTCCTTCGCGCACGCTCGAATCAACTGGCGGTGGTCGGGCGGGAGGTAGGACAGCATGATTTCGCACGCGGCCTCCCAATTCGGCGGCGCGGGAGCCGGAGCCGCAGGCGCCGCCAGCCGCTCCTCCAAGACCATGCCGAATTTCACGCCACGGGCGGCGGCTTCCTTCGAGAACGCATCAAACATCTCTTCCGGCAACGACACCATCGCTGTTTTTCGCCCGGTTGCAGACATCCGATTTACCTCCATAAGTGATAGGATGGATCGAGTAAGTAATCCCCCGTTTCGCGGGAATAATCATAGAGGTCGGCATCAATATCGTGGAGCGCCCACAGGGGAGGCGTGATCGGTTTCACGATCTGAGACTCCGGGGACGGCCCCCGCCGTTCGTCGCTTGACGCCAACAGCGCCAGCATCCACGCATTGACGCGGTCGTCGAAGCCCCCGCTCCGCGCCCCCCACTCATCAATCCCGATATTGAGGAATTCCCGCAACTCCAGGTAGAGCCCGGCGGAATAGACGCGGGGGTGGTCCCGCTGGACCGCCCGCACCGCATTCGTGACCAATGACACTTTTTCACGGCGGTTGTAGAGGAACCCCACCCGTTTTGACGGGCGCTCCAAGAGGTCGTCGCGCCGCCGCCACTGCCACAGGTTGGGGTAATCGCGTTTCTGGAGGTCGTTGAGCAGGGCATAGCCCCAGCCTCCCGTAATATCCGGGATGAGTTGCGCCCTATTATAATACAATCCGGTCCAATACACAAGGTCTAAAAAGTTTTCGTCGGCGGGGTTCCAATGGCCGCGTGCTTCGGCGACCTGCTCCAGGGTGTCGCGGCGGATGACCTCCAGGACGGTCCAGTCGCCGGTCTCGTGGCCCCCGGCCACGTCGATGCCGATGTCGTAGTAGGCGCCGTCCACGGGCTCGGCCCACCGCTCCACGACGCCGTCGAACGCCTCATGGAAGCCGGTGGAGTCGACAAACCCCGTGGTCCCTGTTTTCAGTTGATCCTGGATGTAGTCCAGGGATTCATCGGGGAAGGCCCTGAAGGTGCCTTTGGGGCTCTGCCAGCTTTCCTCGAAGGACAAGGGGAATTCCTGGAAGAAGAGGGCGGGGTTGCCTGCGGCGGCGTAGTTGGAGAGGGTGCGCCGACGCCAGACGATGTTCCCCAGCGTGAGTCCATGCTGGCGCATCAAGTCGCGCTCTTCGCCGGAGGCTTCAAAGTGCGGGGGGACCGGGTCGGAGTATTCCGGGTTCATCGTCCACGGGACGAAGTTGAATTCGTACTCGGTGTCGCCCCGGCGGGCCGCTTCCGCGAATTCCTTGAACCAGTCGCCCCCGAAGAACGAGGTGGATTCCATGATGACGATGGAGGGGGTGGCGCCCTTCGCTTTCGAGATGGTGGGGAAGAGGGAGGCCTGCATTTCGTCGGGGTTGCTGTAGCGGGCGACCTCTGTTAAGTGGACGAGGTGGTTCATTTCGCCTGCGCCCACGTTCACGTTCTTGGAGTGACCGGCGAGGAAGCGGGAGCGCCGCCCGTCAAACTCGATTTTGAACTTGGACTTGTAGCGGGTGGGCGGCTGCAGGGGGGTGGGCAGGGCGTCGTAGAACGTGGCGATGGTGTCGAAGCGCTCCGCCGCCGTATCCTCGTCGTAGGAGACGATAAAGGCGTTGTGGTAGTTCTGGAACGCGGTGCGCTGGAAAAAGAGCGAGAGGACGTAAGCCGAGGCTCCGATTTGGCGCGGTTTCCCCCAGATTTGGCGCACCCACCCGTCGCGCTTGCGCTGGGCCATCACTTTTTTGTGGAGCATTTGCTGGATGGGGTTCAAGATGAGGGTGGGGAAGCCGACCACCGTCCGCGATTTAATGCGGAGGTACTTCTGGGCGAGGTAGAGGTAGCTGGTTTCGCACCGCTTCAGTTCCTTCGCCCAGTAGAGGCGGTCGTATTCGGGGGCGCTGGCTTCCATGTGTGTTTTTACTTAGCTCGGTAACGGTAGTGGGCGGTGAAATGCGCCGCGTAGTCTTGTCCGTACGCCACCAGGAAAAACCCTTGTTTTAAGAGCCAGGCGGCGATGGCGCGGCGGCCCTTCGCCGTCATCCGTGGCGCATCCGCAATGGTCAGCACGGCGGCGGTTTTCACGGCGTCGAGCTTAATGCCACCCCGACGGCCCTTGGTAGTTCCCGATTTCACTAAGCACCTCCTCTGGGTTCTCCGGTAAGGCGGATAGGTCCTTTATGGTGCGGAGCGGGACGGTAAACCCCACCAGTTCGATGTTGAGGACATCCAGTTGGTCCTGGATGCGGGCAGACGCTTTCCAGCCTGCGTAGCCGAGCAGGCCCAGTCCTATGAAGTTGAGGGCGGCAAGGACGCACAGGAATTCCAACATGCTGCACTCCTACTGCGGGGCCACGAGGCCGCACACGGTTTGAAGGTGTTGTAAGATACGCTGCGCTTGCTCCATGTCGGCTTGCGCTTGGGTGGCGTCCGTCCCCGGCGGGAGGGCCTGCAGCCCCGCTTTGGCGATGTCGGCCGCCATCCGCGCCGCCGGAACCATCGCACAGGCCTGTTGCGCGATGTCTTTGGCTTTGGCGGCATCCTCGCTGGCACAACCGCTCAAGAGCAGGGATGCCGCCCATAGCCCAGACGTGAACACACAAGCTGGAATAAGCCTATTCATCGTGTCCTCCTCCCGTTAGGTCCCGCACTGGGGACGATACGCTTCCACCAACTCCCCCGACTTTCCATTATGGAGGCCGCCGAACCGATCCATGTAATACGCATCCTCGTTCCGGTCGGCCTGATCCATCAAGATAAGCCTGGACCAGTACCCTTCCTCGCACCTGTACTGCCACAAGCGCCATTTCTTTGCGCCGCAGCGGTAGGAGCGCACCCGGTACTCGATGCCGCTGATCCGGGTTTCCCAGGCGTCTTCCGCCTGGCAGGGCTCGCTCAAGCGGAGGAAGTCGCGCTCCATCGCCTCCAATGTGTCCATTTGGGCGGCGGCGGGCGTCGGTGTGGACCACACGCACGAGGAGACCGCCAGGAACCACGCCACGATGAACGCCGGGTAATAATGCCACATGACGGAGGCGGGGCGCGTCGTGGACATCCCGATATGCACGAAGGTTTTCCCGATCCCGATGCGGGTAATCCCGCGTTTCAGCGCCGCCGTGACCAGCTTGAAGCGCGTGGTGGATTGCAGGCATTGGATGTCGGCGCCGGTCGCGGGCTGGTCGGTATGCTCACTGTTGGACACGCCGCCGACCGCTTTGTTGCGGGCGGGATCACGGAACCCGGAGTTGACATGGATCGGGAGGCCGTCTTCCTGCTCCAGCTGGGTGAGGACGGCCAAGAGGCGCGGATCAAGTTGGGTGAATTGGCCGGTCATCGCGTTGCGTCCTGGGTTGAGGATTCCAAAAACTCCGCACCGCCCGCCACCGGCGCGTGGCGGGGGCGCCCCCTCGCTTATGTTGGGGGAGTCCGCCGGATTGCAGGCTGTCGCAGATGAGGGCGGTCATGGTTTTCTTCGGCCAGCGCGCATTCATCATCTTCGGTTACCCGGTTGTTTGGTTATACGCCTGTAGCATGGTTCGGTCATATGGTTGCAGGCCGGTTAGGTTAATGTGGGCGGGTCCTGCCCCAAGGCGCTCAAGATCAACCACAACTCCCCACCCCGCTCCACTTGTTCCTGGAAGGACCATAAGGTGGACAGGCAGCACGCCGGGAGGCGGTCCTGGTCCGCCGGGTCAATCGGCCTCAAGCAGCATTGACAAAGCAAGGCAAACATAGTTGACAATCAAGTGACTATTCGCCGGATGCCCGCTTCACTTTCGCCGAGCGTAAAAACCCGTCCAGGATGGCGAGGGCTTCCCGGAGGCGGTTGTACTGATAGACGGGTTCGCCGGGTTTCAACGCGGGGCCCGCCTTCACCTGGGCCACGCTGAGTTCCAACAAACGATGCGCGTGGCGGACATCATCGAGGACGGTAGAAGAGACGGGGATGCTGGGCGTGGGCATTAGAGTTGTTCCTTCTCGCCCGCGCCGATGGTCCCGCCAACCTGGGCTTTCCCCAGGACCGCGAGGGACGCACAGCGGGGGCAGCGCATGACCCAGACGCCTTCAAACTCCTTCGCCACTTTCAACTCATCCCCACAGGCGGAGCAGCGCTTCGCCCGCCCCAACTTCTCCAGCGGCTTCCCGTGATTCAGCAGCGGTTTGATGTGAGATTTAACGCGCTCCCAGATTTCAGGGTGGAGGGTGGTGTAGGTGACGCCCAATTCATCTACACGGCGGACGGCGGGGCGGTGGTCCTCTAAGACACACCGCTGCTCGATGGGGGCGCCGACCCATTCGAGCTTAAACGGCTCAAAGCGGACTTCGATGAGCAGTTCACCGTTTCTGGTGCGGGTAAATAACATAACATGGCCCTTTAGAGCGTGATAATTTCCTTTGTGTTCTCGCCACCTTCTGCAACTACTAATATCGGGAAATTAGTAGATGGATTAGGCTCATGCGGCTGACTGTTTGTCACGTAGGCTACCCCCAGCTAAACTGCCATACTGCAATAAGACTCACGGAATCAATAGGTTCCGCGTGGCAGTTGCAGCATGGCAGTTGAAATGTTGCTGCCTCGCCACGGCAGCGGATCGGCTGTACCAGGCTGATGTGGCCTAATGCACGGCACGCCCGGCGGACAAGTATCGTCGAACAGCGGCCAGATCGTCGGCAGATCGCGCTTCTCCAGTTCCTTGAGACGACGTTCCAATTCCTCTAAGCGTTTATCCAGGTCGGACATCAGCAAACCTCCCTGTTCACGAAACATGAACAAGTGTTGTTCATTACCTTTATTCCTGATGCTTCTTGATAATACACCCAGCCATATTATACTCGGTACAGCCGACTTCCAGGTCGGACTTCCAGCGCCAGGCGTTCTGCTCGATGGGGTGGAATTCCATCGGCGAGAACGTCCAGCCGTTTTTCTGGAACTCCTTTTTCTTGCCGCCTTCCTGCTTCACACCCTCATAGTTCTGCCAGCAGCCGTGTTCTCCTTGATACGTCGGCACACTGAAAGGACACCAGTAGTCGCTCACAAATGGATACCCACTGGTGCCCCATTCGATGTGGACGTTCTCCCCGAACGGGAAGGCGTCCTCCACCCACACCCGGCCTGGGACCATCCTGGGATCGCCAGGGACAAGCCGGATGTCGTGGCGGTTCTGCTCCGTCGCGTAGCCGAGGGTCGTGTCCGATTTCAGCGACGGGTCGGGCTGATAGACGCGGGTATGCGGCATCGAGCAGGCAGTCACCAATAAGACCATACCAAGTAGCCACATCCTCATCACCTTCATTCGCCCCCAAAGGTCGGTTCCACATCAATCACCTCACCCCCCGCCATCGTGGTGCTGAGAATGGCGTCCAACTGGGCGCGGGTTTCCGGCGGGAGGGCGTCCCAGCGCGGAAGATCGGTCTGGTTCTTGACGGTGGCGCTGACGTGCAGCGTTTTCCCGACGGTGAACTCCAGGAGTTTTAACTGGAGGCGCGTCGCCGCGACCGTGTTGAGGTGTTCCAGGGGGAAGTCCCGGCGCCCTTTCGCTTCTTCAGCCATGTGAAAGAGGCGGTTGACACCAGCGAATGTCCCTTGGAGCAGAGTGGGGGCCACAGTTGCAAGAATTGCGCGTACAGGGCCTCGGAGACCTGAAGTGGGCAGGGCGGGGATGGACGGCGCCGCGCCGGGAAGGCGTCCCGCAGGGCGCGGAGGTCCCGCTCCCAGCTGTGCTTGAGGATCAGGGTGTAGAACAAGAGCAGATGGCTGGTGTGGAGCGCGTAATTGCGCGGCGTCGTGAGCAGGTCCGGCTGTGTCCAGTGGGCGTGGAAGCGCTCCCCCCACTGCGTCCGCCCCCGGTAGTGGAATTTGGGGAGCCGCAGCGCGTCCCACAGGGCCAGCAGGTTGGCAGGGGTCAGATGGAACGAGCGGGCGGCTTTGGGGAGCGGCACCCACCCCTCTTTCTGAAGCCACCGGCGGTACTGACGTGGGACAAAGGGGCGTTTGTCTCGCGGGCATGGGGTCGGTCCCTGTTGAGGTTCCTTACAGCTTGATTTCAAAGTCGCCTAAGCAGCCGCACATGGTTCCGTTATGTGACTTCTAGCCAGACACGCGCACCCCAAGGTAGCGGGTGGGCTGGATTATACCGAACAGTGACTTCTCCCTTGCGTGTAAAAGTATGGACCCGTTTAGGTTTGCCGTACTTGCCTCGGCTAACACGGATGACGGGCTTCTTCGTCCTGTGTTTTAGGTTGCTCGCCACCGTGTTTTTACAAACCGTGACATAATACATACCCTACAACCGGATTTCAAACTTGTACCGGAGGTTACCGCTATGCCGCGCCTTCACGCGGGACTTCCCCAGGCTCAGTTCCTGGGCGTACTTGGCCTTATC